AGTAACACCATATTTCGCCTTAATTGCCGTAGCCACACGCATCTTTGCTTGTCCCAGATTGACAAGCGACCATTTTGGATACTCCTTTTTGAGAAGTTCAAATACTTTATCAACAAGAGTCTTCCATGCATCAACGGGTACAAGCGGGGCGGCTGTCCAAACCTCTCCATCCATTAAATCAAAAAAATCGGATACACGATCCTTTTCTATCTTAAAAAAATCCTTGACAGGATTCACACGCTCACTGTATTTTTCAAGGAGCTTGTGAACCGTTTTCTCTTTTTCATTCGGAGCGACTACAAGTTTCGCAAACTCAACAACAAAAGGAAGAGGCACGGAGCCGTTAGAGAGTTCTTCCGCCTTTTCTACAGGATTCTTTAAAGTAAATCCAACCTTTACAAAGTCGGGGAATGCGGAGTTCGTCATACAATACAGATAACCAGATTCAGTGGACATTGTTCTCTTCTGAAGGTTTGTTTAAAACGGCAGACATTTCCTCCGCAGCATTAATCTCTGCTTGCGCAGTTAGCTCCTCCAGAAAAGAACTAATTTCATGAATCATCTCAGCTCGATAGTACTTTCCATAGAGCCACTCATGTAGGTAGGAAGTTTCTACAGGAATGCCAACCGTAGTGATATATGTAAAATACTCTGTAATTGACTCTGTAATATCATCATAAAGAGCCTGAAGCTCTTCATACTGTTCAAATGTCACAGCATCCTGAGTAAAGAGCTTTCCATAAAGAGTTGAAGCTGTCTCCATTGTCGTCTCGATAAAGTCAATCTGCTCATTCATGTAGACATAGTTGGGTTGTGCCATGGTAGAGTTATACTTTAAATTTACTAAATATAATTTCAAATTTTTTTACTTAAGAAAAACAAAATAAAAAAATTTGAAATTATATTTTCCCTATTATTAACGTAACAAAATGATTCTCCTTCTCGTTGAACTATTTTTCAGAACCATTGTGCTAACCATTACGGCATTCATGAGTGTTCTCCTATGTATAATGAGCTGTCGATGTATTACAGATGGCTGTAATGATGCGCACCGACGCCGTGTACCATTCTAAAACATAGGTTAATTCTTAGAGATTTGTTCGATTTCTTTGGGAAGACATGAGGAGCCCGCATGTAATTTTATCTTTGGAAGAGGCTTGCTCTCTTCATATGCACAAGTACCACAATGATCTGTATTCGCCGTATCAATTTTCCAGTCATTTTTGCTCTTATCCTTCAGGCACCATCGCCCAAGAGGAGGTGGATTTACTCCCCTAAGATGAGCAAAAAGGCGTCTAAACATTTTATAGTTATCATAACGCAATAAAATTAAATCAATTTTTTTACCGCGGCGGCTGCACAGCCTTCTAAACTACGTTTAGTAGGCGAACATTAACGCAGCACGACCACCATAGATGCGAAAGATATTATATGTCTCTGCCCAGATATAAATCCAGAATCTTTCTATACTTGTTCCAGGTATACAGCCTCGAGCAGATGCCATTGTGAGTTCAAGGTCAATACGCCGAATCTTATCCAGATTCGCTTCTCCAGATGGTTGACTCGGTGGAACAAATCCATTCAAGACACCAAACGGCAAATTATAATAATACCGATTGAGCCAAGGAGACTTTCGCTGATTGATACTCGGTAAAATACTACGAAACATCGCAGAAACCTCTGTTCCATAACGTACAAGACGACCTTCATAGATAAGAGCAAAATCACTAATTGGGTCTGAATCCCTTGTACTATAACCAGGTACATAGTCGCCTGTAAAATAGGCAGCATTCAAGCCACTCGCGTCAGGCCACCAAGGTGCTACTGGACAATCTGTGCCACTCAAATCACGTGTCGCAAGAAAGGGCGCATTATAACTAGCAGCCTCATATCGTTGCGCATAAAAAAAGAGGTCACGTGTAGGGTTTGGAATTCTTAGCGGCACAGATACTTTAGCAAACCCCCTTGTATCATAGGGTTCAATCCGATAATGCTGCGGAATGGGTAGAAGAATATCCGCAAGACGGAAGCGATTGGCTTCAGGTTTATCAAGATAGATATATTCCACCATAAGATATGTATCTCCAAGTGACTGTATAAGTGGCATTGAGATTCCAGAAAGAATACTAGCGGCTTCACCATTAAATGTAAAAGGACCCGCGGGATTTGCCACATAAAAAGGTGAGCCGAGAATGGGTGGATACACTTTTCCTTTCTGAACAGGTATACTTGGATCAGTTACAATATCACTTACAAATGTATCCCCTATAGGAGCAAAATTAATTGTAAGGCGAACGGCATCTGTACTAATTGCATCAATTGGCAGGAAAGCACCTGCGTCTCCACGACTAAACCAAAAAGGAAGCGGAACGGCTACTTGTGTAGGAGAGTTCCAACCAATTGTCTTCTTGGTAAAGCCATTATCATATCGCTGAATTAGTCGATTGACAGATGTAACCTTTTCCAACGGTGTATGAAACTCATCGAGAACCTCTAAAAGCTGTGAATCAAGCACTTCTGTGCGACTTCCTCCAATATCAATCTGTGCACTGTTCACAAGTACATGACCAAGTGAGTTTGTCCAGCCAAAGGTCGGACCAAGTAAAGTCTTTCCAGCGGCAGTTGCGACATCCTGAGAAACAACTTGTGGCGTAGCAATATCGGGTAGATTAACAACAAGATACATACGACTAATCAAATGTCCCTTTCGTGGAAGAGTAACACCTACCGCTTTTCCAAAATCCGGACTTTGGTCGAAATCAATTCGTGACCACTGCGTTGTAAACCGTCCCGCCTTGATAAAAACCTTTGTAAAAAAATCGATTTTTGGTTGACCCTTTGGGCTCAGCAGTCGAAGATCTTGTATTCCAGACTGAAGAATTTTGAGGAGTGCCGCAACCATCTATCTATGTGCGCGTTAGATAGAATAGAAGACAAAGCGCAGACCATACTCCTTCATACACTTCTTTAAGAAGACCTCGCATGACTGGCAAGGCTGTGAGAAACGACTCTGTTCTGTACGACCCATACGAAAGACGTACATATCTGCTCCACGAAGAAGGTCTGTATTTCCGATTTTCTTAACGACCGCACGCTCCGCATGAATGCTCCAGTCTGAATATCCACATCCCATATGCCGCGCACCAAACTGATTACACGCCTCCGCAAGAATCTTGCCACGCTTTACGATAAAGGCAACATGAATATGTGCCCAACCTGAATTTGTAAGAGAGTTATTCTCAAACTTTGCACCTTCATTTTCAAAGAGATTCTTTGCAAAGGTATGTGCAGGCTTTGGCTCCTTTGAGACACGATTTGGATACTTATTAAAGCGACGAGGCGTGGGAAGTTGCGAGGTCATTTTTGCTATACAAATGAAATACTATAGTACAAATTCAAATTTTTCCTTTTTAGCTATCAAACATTCTATTTCCAATGCCGTTCTCAAAACGGAGCCAGCGCAGACTAATCACATAGACAACGACTTCCCATTCTTGATTATAGGCTCCACCAGGAGGCATTACAGTCAGAGTTAAACGAACACTCTGCGCCCTCGAAGCATTCAGAGTTCCAGATGGTTGATGGTCCGACGGTTTCTTCGCAATCGGGTAGCCATAAATATAGGAACTATAGGAAGTGATTCCTCCAAGATGATGACGCGCCAAGAGCTGACGGAAATACTCCTCCTCGGCACTAATTAATTCAATTCCATTCACTTGAATCGTCGCCGATTTTAGAAATGCCTTTGGTGGATTAAATACAGGGTCATATTCGCCACTAATCACCGATGTATAATTCGTCCATTCATTGTTTTCAATGATGGCTGCCTTACGTCTCACAAACCAGATAATCTCTTCAACAGGATGATTCGCTTCTAATGGTAATTGTACGGTAATTGTATCACTCGCAGATTTATTAACAAGATACTTGAGAGGTTCTGAAAAGGTGAAGGTCTGGACTCCACGATGAAGCATTTCAAAGGGTGTATAGAGCATTCGTTCACGTACGAGACCTTGAAGATAGGCTCCATAGGTTACTAACTTAAAATCTTCAAATGCGGGAGGATCCGCCGCTGCTGTGATTTGTATGGTGGGTCGGAATGGAAATCCATTATCAATGAAACTGAATGTTTGTCCCAAGGGTGTCGCCGTACAGGATGAGCGAAGACCAGTGGTAATACGTACACAATCTACAAAGGGTCGCAAAGTGATATGAATGCGAACAGTTCCTTCACGACACGCAATGAGTGGAAACGCCTCTTTGAGTTTGGTACGACTGAAAAAGAATGATAAAGGAACCATAAGTTTTCCTCCCTCCGTGGGAAAGACACGATTTGGATTCCAGCTTGTAAGACGACCGAGTGTTGAATATCCAGTGCCATCTACATTGGTTCCAATTTGTGCATTCGCATCTAATAGTACACGTCCCGCAGTAAAAGCAAAATCACCGTCAATTGTTTCAATTATCTGGTCTTCAATCTCTAGTTCTGCCTTCTGGACTAAAACAGTACCAATGGAGTTCGCATAAAACCATGCGCCACTTGGGTCAGCATAGGTGTATCGCCCTGACAGAATACGAAGAACAGTGGTCGGGTCAAACCAATGACCGAGCCGAATTTGTAGAAAAACACCAAATAAAAGGTCACCACATGCGACAGAGCCAACATCAAATGAAAATCGTTGACCGAAGGCAGCGGGACCACGAAATGCGAAACTCTGGACTGCGGGTACAAAAGGGCGATTGCGACGTTCCTGGTCGCGTGCAAACCATGTGGTTTGTGAGCCAAGTGGTGTGAAATAATCGTCTTGACTATCACGGGTAGCCAAATCGATTAAAGTTGTTATATCGCCACGTGGACTCG